AAAACTATAAAGGTATGACTTAAATTGAATTAAGAATAAAGAATATATTATCTTTAAAAAAATGTTTATATAAAAAACAATTGGGTAAATTATTTAATAAATAAAAAGTGCATATAAAATACACATTAAAAAGGAGTGAGTAAGTATGTTAAGTCAAAAAACAATAGAAATAGTAAAAAGTACAGTACCAGTATTAAAGGAGCATGGATTAGAAATAACAAAAACTTTCTACAAAACAATGTTTACGAATAATCCAGAAGTAAAAGAAATGTTTAATATGGATAAACAAGAATCTGGAGAACAACCAAAGGCACTAGCAATGACAATACTAGCAGCAGCTCAAAATATAGATAATTTAGAGGTATTATTACCAGCAGTAAAGAAAATAGGAAACATTCATGTTAATTCAAATGTAAAACCAGAGCATTATCCAATAGTAGGTAAGAATTTATTATTAGCAATAAAAGAAGTTTTAGGGGATGCAGCAACAGAAGATGTTTTAAATGCATGGGCAGAAGCTTATGAAGTTATAGCTAAAGTATTTATAGATGTAGAAAAAGATATGTATATAGATCAAGTATGTAGAGATAATCAAATACATCAAAAAATGTAATTTATTAAAAGGTCATTAAAGTATTGATATATTAGGAGACTAAAATATATATTATAACTATGAGAAAGCTAGATGAGGTAAAATGATATGCTTCCTTCATGATGACAGCTTTATTATTTTAACTGTCCACCATAAAGGTAGCATATCACTACCAAATGCCTAGCTACTTTTATTTTAAATTTATAACATAATTATCAAACATAGCCTAAAATTATATAGAATTAAAAAGTGAATAATTATTTATATAAATTTCTTCAAGTTCTTTTTTCTTATCATTACTTAAATTATTAAATTTAAGCATAACAAGGTGAGTAGAAATTCCTAATTCAGAAGCTAGTTGTTCAAAACTCAAATCAATATATTTTTCAAAAATATCATCATCTAATAAATACTCAGAAGCGAAAGTATCGGCTTCTAGTTCAAGATGTTTAACCCAAACAGGATCTATTTCATGTATCTTAAAAGTATTAATATTAGGATGAACATAAACATGTCCAAGTTCATGAGTTAATACTTCTATCAATTCATTTTCACAAAGATTAGGGTTAAGAAGTACAGCTCTTAATTTAGTAGTTTTAATATTACACCCTTTAGTTTCATTTATATATGGATAATTATCATCTAAATAACCAATTACAAAATTTAAATCCCTAAAAATTTCAATAATACTTTTACCTTCATGGCTTAATTTAACTAATCTAACTTTTTCCTTTATAAGCTCTATATTCAAATATATCTCCCCTTTTAAATGATAATAAAATTCGCTTCGCTCATTTCGCCAACGATATATCCTTGCTACCGCTACGGATACATCCGTTGCTCAAAAATTTACTTTTTAACGACAAACGACCTTTTTTATTTTTTTATGTCAGTAAGGTTATTTTCTCTTTATATCGCTAATGGCTAAAGATATACCAGCTTTTATAGAGTGAAGTATTCCATCGATAGCTTCATCAGATGCAGGTTGACCACAAAATGTTATAGAATCACTATTTTTTAAACGAGATTCTAAATCTTTAAGTGCTAAAAGGATATCGTCCTCGTCTTTTTTATTTACATCATAAGAATCATAATTTTTTTCATCAGTAAGACCAACTAAATAATCAGTACTTACCTCTAGGGCATCTGCAAGCCTTGCAAGTACAGCAGACTTTGGCTCTCTTATTCCGTTTTCATATCTAGATAAATTAGCTTCTGTTAAATTAGCTTTTTTAGCTAGTTCTTTTTGATTTAATCCTAATTCTTTTCTAGCTTTAGTTATTCGTTCTGCTATAATTCCCACTAAGAATCACTCCTTTAACAAATTTTTCTAATTAGATAATATCATTTTAAAATAAAAATGACAATAAAAAAGTATTTATGGTAATAAAATAAGTAAAAAATGACAAAGTTATAATGAAAATGATAATTTTGATAATAAAAATGACAAAAAACTATTGACCTTAACAATTTTTGGATATATTATAAAATTATCACAAAGGAAAGAAAAATAGAATTTTATAAAACAAAATATAGAAAGGGGAGAATAAAAATGGGACCTAGAATACTTAAATCAAAGAGAGTATTATTTGATTTAACACAAGAAGAAATAGCAAAAGAACTTGGAATTACCATAAAAAGTTATAATGCAAAAGAAAATGGTAAAAGGGAATTTACATTAGATGAAGCTAAGAAAATAAGTAGTTTACTTAAGCTTAATTTAAACGAAGTAAATGATATATTTTTTAATTCAGCTATAAGTAGATAGAAAAAATTTTAAATTAAAACTTTCCAATTTGATAATTTTTTTAAGGGGATAATAGAATGGATAATTTAAAAGTATTTGAAAATGATGAATTTGGACAATTAAGTGTAATTGTAAAAAATAACAAAGAATATATAGAAGCAATAGAAGTTGCTACTATACTTGGATACTCAAATCCTAGAGATGCAATATCTAGACATTGTAATGAAGAGGGGGTCGTGTTTTCCGACGTAAGGGTAGTAACAGGAATTAAAAAAGATAATAGTAAAGCTTTTAAAGTAGTTACTAAAAAATTTATAGATGAAGGAAATTTATACAGGCTTATTATAAAATCAAAACTACCTAGTGCTAGAAGATTTGAAAAGTGGGTTATGGATGAAGTACTTCCGAGTATAAGAAAACATGGAGCTTATATGAGTGAAGAGGTTATAAATAAAACTTTAGATGATCCAGATTTTATAATAGAAATGGCTACTAAATTAAAATATGAAAGAGAACAAAGAAGATTACTTGAGGAAAAAGCTAAACATCTTGAAGCTACTATAACAATAGATAAGCCATACACAAACTTTGGAAAAAGTATTGCAACTTCATCTGATGCAATAACTATAGGGCAATTTGCAAAGGTGCTTAATAACAATAATATAAATATCGGTCGCAACAGATTGTTTACTATATTAAGGGATAATGGATACCTTATAAAAGTTGGTAAGGATAAAAATATGCCCAAACAAATCTACGTTAAGCAGGGTCTTTTTAAGGTTGCTGAAAGTATAGTAAAAACTGTTAAAGGTGAATTACTTACAGCTACGACACTTATAACAGGAAAAGGTCAGATGTACTTTTTAGAGCTATTTAGTAATTTAACCGAAAATAAAACTTATATTTCATAAGAGTTATTATTTCTAAAAGAGCTTATGATTTAGAGAGTAACTTATATTTAGTGTAAGAAAGTAAAATGATAGTAAAAGTTTTGTAGATTAAGAAATTTTAG